ACCTGCGCTAGACTGTCTGTATTGTCCGTTGCCTCCCTTGCCCATAATAATACCGTTATTTATTAATTGCAACTTATTATTAAAAGCATTTGAAATAGTTAAAGCGGCTGTTGTGTATACATTAGATATAATCCATACACCGCTATTAATAGTAACTACTGCTGTAGCACTACCATTCCATCCTGCATTAGTTAGATATGTTTCTAAATTTAAATTAGTTTGATTACTAGAGATAGTAAATGATTGCTCACTAGAAGCTCCATAGTATAAAGATATAGCATGATTTCCATGCTGATCTCCTACAGAAATAATAGACCTTATGTCTGTATCATTAAAAGAACACTCAGTGCCGCTAACACCACCTGCTTCTATGTGCAGATCATTTAAAGATATTTGACCGCTAGTCTGAAGAGCCATTCTTTAATTCCTCTATCTCAGCTTTTAATTCTTTTATGGCTTCAATAAGTAATCCATGAAGCTGATCATACTGAACTGTTTTATATAAACCTACATCACCGTCCATTTGAAAATGTAACTTCTTTTCTTGAACAGCACTAGGTAATACTTTTTCTACCTCTTGAGCTATTACACCTGCAGATTTTTTACCATCATTATTGTAAACAAAGGTGTATCCATTTAGCTGATCAACTTTATCTAACGCACCCTCTATTTTTTCTATGTCTTTTTTTAGTCTTTCATCTGAAATAGTAGTGGAGTATGCGACAACGTTTGACTTAACATGCATGTCTCCATCGTTTTCCGTAATAAAACTTTCAAAGAAAGCATTCTTAAATTTTAACGATGTTGTACCTATGTCAACAGTGTTTGTTGTTTTAGGTCTTAGTACAGAAGCCGTTGCCACTATGTCCTGTGACGGTCCTATCTTTTCAATAGGTGCGCCCTCTGATGCTGTGCCATCGTGAGTGTGTCCAGTAGAAGCATTAAAAGCTGACTCTACCTGATTGTATTCATTGTTTATATCAGCAGCATCAATAACGCCACCTGTAACAATATTAGCTGTTGCTTGTCTTGTATAACCTGCCATAATTACTGCCTATCATGTTGTCTGTACTCAAGCACTGCTGTGTCAAGAGTGAAGGTTGGATTTGTTGAGTTATCTGTAATACGCATTGCTATAGTTTTAAAAGAACCAATTACATTTTCTTTATATATTTTATCTAAGGTTCCACCATAATTAACACCAGAACCTCCATACACTGAAGTAGATGCACCAAATAAACTTACACCAGCACCTGTTGAGCCTATCTGTATAACCTCTGGTTGTATTATTCCTGTATCATTTTTACCTTCAAAGTCTATCTTGAAGTTAACATCTAGAGACATAGTACCTGTCGGTTCTGCATATAAAGTAAGTTTATATAAAGTCTTACGTACCTGTGGATCTGTAATCGGCATAAAAGGCGATTCATATACTGCCTCTATTGGACTACCATCAAAAGAATTACCTGAGTCCATTCTATAACAGAAACCATCCTCGTTAGCAAATAAAATAGTTTCTTGTGCGCCTGAGTATGTACTGTCTGCTACGTTTACCTTGAGTCCTTTTGTTGTTGACCAAGCTATACCACTACCACCTTGAGCAATAAATTTAGTTGCTATCAAACCTGATGAATTATCTGGATTAACGGCAGGTACATATGCAAACAGTCTATACTGTGATTTACCTCTAACCAATACAGAACAAAATGTATCTGTCTGTGATATAAAATCATTAGCATCTTTATAGATTGGATCAGATGCAACTTCGAGAGCAAGGTCACCAATACGATCAGTAGCACTAAGTAATCTTATACCGTCAGGAGAAAGGTAAGCTACGTCACCACCAAATTCCTGTATGCTGTCTGGGTTGATACAGCCTATTCTGTCGGTTATAGGTTCTAGTTTGAAGTCAGATGAAGTATTACCTACAAGTTTTTTAATTGTGTCTGTTGTAAAGATAATAAGCTGATCACGAAAGCCTATCATACCTGTTACATCAAAGCCTACATTTATTGTACCAGCACCATTGCCTGTAGCAAAATCATCTACTGTTGTTGGTGCTGTAAAAAATATCTTACTTCCCTTAGAGTAGAAAGCATGGTTTTTAAATATTGCTACATTTTCTGCACCTTCTACATCTGAACTGTTAGATGATGTTAGATTTACTGTAGTGTTTCCACTGGAATTAAATATTACAGGAAAACTTTTACTATCAACAAATATAGTTTTGTCTTCTTGAGTAAAGTTAAAAGATGCATGTCTTATCTTTAGTGTATTGGTAGATGAACTTGTACCTACTTGTGACCAAGTTGCGCCTGTTCCATGAAAATATAATGTCTTATCAACTTGAGTAGAATGAAATGTACCAAAGGTAAGAACAGTATTATTTGATATTGATTGTGCTGAGTCAAGTGCAATACTGTTCTGATTTGTTACTGTTGCTACTTTTACAACACCAGATATACCTGTTCCTGTAACAAACATACCAACTTTTATGTTAGTAACAAAACTAACTACAACGTTGTCAGCTATAGATACTGCTGTGTCTAGTACAATACTAGTCTGACTAGTTACTGTCTTTACTGTAACTGTACCAGTGATACCAGTGCCAGTTATAACCATTCCTTTGGTAATAGTTCCACTAAAAACTACACCACTGCCAGAAGTTAAATTAAACCCTGATATTGGTCCTTCAGCTAAACCTGTACCTGCTATGGTAGCTCCTGTTATACCACCTGATCCATCTACTGTAGTTATTGTTATGGTTGCATCGTTGGCTGTAGTAGCACCGTTTAACTGTGTACCAACTATAGTAATTGTTTCACTAGCTGAAAATCCTGAACCTGCTGCAGTAATTGCTACAGTATATGTAGTACCTGTTTTAGTAACGTTAAATGTAGCACTGCTACCAGAACCACTATAGCCAGACTGCGTTGGATTTGTATATGTAACAGCACTCGAACCAACACCAGTAACTGTAATAACTGCATTGTTTGCTGGAGTAGTGCCACCTAAGTTTTCACCAAGTACCGTTACTGTTTCGCCAACTTTAAATCCTGTACCAGTTTGAGCAGTTGGTGTCGCTGTATATGTACCATTTGTATTTGTTATATTAAACGTAGCATTTGCACCAGCTAAAGAAGTAGCACCTGTTACACCTGCAAAAGTTCTTGCTCTGTCTAAGGTTACTGTAGTGCCATTACTAACAGCACCATTTACTACGGCTGTAGCTGTGTTGTTATCAAGAGCAACTGCTGTAGCGTTGGATACTGCTCCGTTTACTGTAGAGGTAGCTGTCTGATATTCTGTTACAGTAGCGGTGTCCATCTTTCTAGCAGTTACAACTCTACTAGAAGATAGTACTTTCATAGCAAGAACATCACCACCGCCGGGAACTAATGTTGAACTAAACTTGCTATAACCTTTTAGTTTACTATAGCCGCCCTCTCTATCAGACTCAAAGTTCTGTAGTATAGTAGCGGAACCTACAGCATTAGTACCCTGTTGTAAAGGAGTAAGGTTGGAGATAAGCCCACCTTTAAACTCCATAGGGAATGTAGTCCATTGTGTTGCCATTAGAAATGTACTCTTGTATCTCGGAGGTACGGAGTTCTATTTATATTTATAGAACGTAAATATTTTATTTGTTCTTGAAACTTCTGAAGAGCTAATTGTGCAGACTGTGTATCTCCTCTAAACTGGTAAGCATAATACATTGCACCCTCTACTATGGCAAATCTGTACTGCTCTGGTATGGGAGGAACATCTAGCGCATTTTCTAAATCATATCCTAGTGTATAGTATTCATAAACTATAGTATATGCTTTGTCAGGTACAGGGTGACATATAAGTTCCCTGCCTGGAGTTCTTATAATGTGTGTAGGTATCCCACGTATGTCTGCTGATGTGTTAAACTCATCGTCAGCATACTTTTCTAGCCACTCTTCATATACTAAAGATTTAAGTTTGTCTGTTCCTATATTTAAACTATCATCTCTTTTTGTTCTAAAGGAGTTCATGTTTATTGTTTTGGTATCTGGTGGATAAGCATACTTCATAGTACCAGCAGCTAACACTAACTCTTCTTGCACATGATTCCAAGGCCATTCAAACTCTTCTTGATTGATGTGTCTTACTGATGAGTTGACAGCATCTTTAGCTAAACCGTAGTATCCTACAGCAGCAGAGAAGTTTGTAGCAGTTAACTGTACTTCGTTTAATCTATTGTTAACATCGTTAACTAAGCCAAGAAAATTATAAGCCATTTATCTTTCCCTAATCGGTAATATCACAGTACGTTCAAATGTCAAGCCTTGTGTTGTGGTTATGCGACAAAGAACCTTGTATCTTTTATGATTTGTACCTTGACCAAAACGTGCAGTGGCTACATTTCCAGAAACTGTAGTTGCTAAAAATTGTAACCCATCTACGGTAGTTGCTGTTTCTACTGGTACAAAACTTCCATCTGTATCTTCTACAGAAAATAAAGCAGATGATATATTGTTGTCACCTAAAAACCTAGACCAGTCTACACTAAAGTCTGTCTGTTCGTCAGGGTCTTTTTCAGGCCATTTGTACGCCATGTCATATCCTTAATTAGTTATATATACTACGTTGTGTGTGTTTACAGGACGTATAACTACAGTTCTATTCCTACTAAACTGGTCTGCGAAATCTTCAAAAGGAAAGATTACACCAGTAGCAGAGGTAGCATTTAATATTGCAGAAGCAGTTGTACTGCCTATTGTGAATGTCGCTGGTCCAGTTACTGTTGGAAGGGTTTGAGAAAATGTACCCAACACACTGGTCATGCTAAAAGTTGCTGGACCAGTTACAAATAGGGATGCTGAATTACTACTAGTAGTTATAGTATTTCCCATAGCATTTCCATGTACGGTGCAGTAATATCTAAGTCCTTGAAGAGGGGCATTAAAAGGTACAGTAAAAGTTACAGTTGCTCCTGAACTACCTTCTGTTCCGCTAGTTGTAACTCCCGAAGTATAACTAGACGATCCATTTTTAAACCTTAATGGGTGTCCAGTGTTAGTGTTATCACTTACATCAAAGACGTATGTTACTCCTTTGAGAAGTTGTAGTGTTGGGTTGTTTATATTATTTAAAACAAATACATTAACTCCACCTACATTTGCAACAGTTACAGTAAAATTAAGAGTACTTGCTATAGCTTGTATCTCGTTGCCCATAGCATTGCCATGTACTGTGCAGTAGTATCTGGCTGGTCTTGAAAATCCTGTCTCTGCTATTTCAAGGGTTATTGTTGCGCCTGTTTGACCTTCTGTTCCGTTTACTGTAACTCCTGTACTAAAAGGAACACCTAAACCATCTTTAAATCTTAGTGGATGTCCAGTATTAGTATTGTCGCTTACATCAAAGACGTATGTCAATCCTCGTACAAATGTTAGTACAGGAGATTCCACACCATCTATAAGAAACTTATTAACTCCACCTATGTTTGCAAC